GGCTTCGGCAGGCTCGGTCAGGCGCCACCAGACATGCAGCTTGTCGAGACCGTCCGGCGTGCGGCCTCCGCTTTCGACGATCAGGGTCGGCTCGCCCAGATGCCGGATCAGGTGATCGAGTTTAGAAGCGATGTCGCCGGCATCGAGATCGACGAGCACCGTTTGCATCTGGCGCACGTCCGCGGACTTGGCCTTGCCGCTCTCGGCCACCGTTCCCGGCACCACATAGAAGGCAGCACCTTCGCGCGCCGCCCAACCTGCGAAAGCGATCGCCTTCTTGAGCAGGTTTGCGTCGCCTTCGATCCAGGCATTGTGCGGGCGACCGTCGACTCCCTGGCCCTTGTCGATGAAACCACGCAGCGGCACCCAGCCGTCGCAATAGCTGAAGACGACGTCGAGAAAGATGGCGATCTGCTCAGCGTCCGGCTCGACGTCGAAGGGATCAACCTGCGGCGTCGCGTCGTTGAAGTCGCGCCAGGCATCGAGGGAAACGACGTTGTGATCGCTCATGCCGGCAAGCCCCAACAGCGCTGGCACCAGGGGCACATCCGACATTCATGGAAGTCGCGCGTGGTCGCGATCCGGGGCAGCAATTCGCCCGCGTCCGTCGCCTTTAGGATCCGGACGGCGCGATCACTCATCCGCTGGGCAAGACCGGCATCGAAGGCCACGAGTTCGTGGTGCAGTTCGGCCGTGTCCTTGTTGATGGCGGTGAACAGCGCCGGATTGGAGCAAATGCCAGGGACGCTGGCTTCCATGTAGGCCTGGTAGAGGGCGATCTGCGCCGCATAGACCGGCTTGGCGATGACGACGCCTTTGGAGACGGTCTCCCGCCAGTTCCTGGCGTTCATGGTCTTGCATTCCCAGAGCGCGGGAACGGCAAGGCCCAGCTGGTCGGGGGCTGCCGCGATAATCCCGTCGACATGACCGCGAACACGGCCACCGGCGATCGAGAAGCCGAACTGCGACCCGTCCGGTCGATTGCCCTTGCGGGTGTAGAGATCGAAGCCAGCACCACGGAGCCAGCGGATGGCCAGATCTTCGAGAGCGTGGCCGATCTCGAAGATCCGCAGCGTCTGGCCGTCGAAGTCGGAGCCGTCGTCCTTCGGCGCACCGGCGAACTCAAACTGCAACGCGCGCTCGCAAGGCTGCCCGAGCCGCGATCCACCCAGATAGGTCCGGGGCGGCGTCACGACGCGCGCGGCATCAAGGCTGTCGTCGATCAGAGCGTTGATGCGTCCGGCGATCAGGGAGTGGTGAATGAAGTCGAGCATCAGAATGGGATCTCCGCATCCCCGCGCGTTTCGGCAGAGCCTTGGGCGATGGCGCGCATGGCATCCTGAAATCCGCCGACGGCGACTTCGATCAGGGTTCGAACCTGAGCTTCCGAGAGATCGGCGAGCCGGGTCTGCCAGCCGATCTCCTCCATGATCTCGGCAATCGGCTTCATGCTGGCGCGGATGGCCGCCTGTTCCTGTTCGGTGAGGTCAACCATGGCCCAACGCTCCCGCGCCAAGCGTGTCCAGAAGCCTTGGCAGGCGATCGAGCAGAACCAGACAGAAGGGCGCGGCTGCTTCGATCGCACCGGGTCGAACCAGCCAAAGCCACGGGTCGGACAGCGGCAAACGGCGCAGAGCGTCCCACGCGGATGCCAGAGGCGCAGACGATCCGAGGATGTCATGTTCATTTGGGCGCTCCATCATGCAGCCCTCCCGATCAGGTCGGCGGGAGCGGCGTCCGCTGCGCCGAAGACGAGCGAGCGAATGGCGTCGCGGTTGAAGCGGAACGCCAGGAGCGCAGATGCCTGGTAGCGCGTGAGCCCGAAATCCTGCCGGTACTCGGGCGGCAGGAACGAGAGCTGCTTGTCGGTCGGCGGCTGGTTCAGCCACCGCCTTGTCTTGTGGGCGCTCTCGTCGCTCTCATGCTCGTTTAGCCAGTCATCGGCTGCAGCGAGACAGACCGTGCGTTCGCCGGCCGCCAACAGATGGGGCCGCTGCTTCTGCACCCCGCCGATGCCGTACCAGCGGCCATTGAGAAAGAAGACCCCGCCCCAGGCATTGAAGCCGCTGGCGATGAGCGCGGCATCGTCGCCGAAAAGATCGCACCACCGGAAACTCGACCGCTTCAGGAGGTCGATCTCCGACATCACGAATTCGCCCAGCGGCGTAGCCTCGCCGGTCTCATCCCGTTCCCAATGGTGGCCGCAAAGCGGACACTCGGTGGTGGCGAGCGGCACCACTGCGCCGCATTCCGGACAGTCCTTCGTCGGGGCCTCGCCAGTGGACTCGCGACCGTTCAGGTCAACGTCCTGTTCGAGCGATCCGTGAAGCAGCGTCGACGTGCCGAAATCGAAGACAATGCAGTCGGTCTTCAGAACACCGGGATGTTCATCCAGCGAGACCGTGCGCAGTCCGCGGCCGATCATCTGGATCATCGTCGACTTGTAGGAACTCGGCCTCAGGAGAACGACGCAGCTCGTGGGGGGATGATCCCAGCCTTCGGTCAGAACCGCGACGTTGACCACCACGCGAAGATCGCCTGCCGCATAGGCCGCGAGCACGGACCTGCGCTCGGCATCCGGCTTTTCGCCATGGACAAGCCCGGCAGGAATGCCCGCGCCATTGAATGCCCGGGCGACATTGCGGGCATGATCGACGGTGGAGCAGAAAACGACCGTCTGCCGGTTTCCGGCCTTTTCCCGCCATTGCCGAATGACGGCATCGGTCACCGGAGTCCGGTTCATGATCGCATCGACTTCGCTCATGTCGAAGTCATCGGCGGTGCGCCGCACCTTGGTGAGCTGCTCCTGAACACCGACGTCGATGACGAAGGTGCGCGGCGGCACGAGATGGCCGGAGGCGATCAGTTCGCCGATGCGGATCTGATCCGCGACATTCGAAAAGACGGCGCGAAGGCCGCGCTTGTCACCCCGGTTGGGCGTAGCCGTGACCCCGTAGATCCCGCAGGCGGGATTGCTCTTCAGCGCCTGGTCAATGATCCGGCGATAGCTGTCGGCCGCCGCATGATGCGCCTCGTCGATCACCAGAAGATCGAGCGTCGGCATCGCATCGAGATTGCCGGAGCGCGCCAGCGTCGGCACCATCGCGAAGGTCACCTGTCCCTTCCAGGACTTCTCGCGCGCATCGACGACGGACGTGGAGAGACCGGGCACGACGCGGCGGAACTTGTCACGGTTCTGGTCAGTGAGTTCGTCGCGATGGGCGAGCACGCAGGCCTTGGCGTCGGGATCGGCGATCATGCGCCCCGCGACAGCCGAGAGCATGATCGTCTTGCCGGCCCCGGTCGGGGCTACGGCGAGCGTGTTTCCGTGTTGCGAGAGCGCGCTGACGCTTCGCTCGACGAACAGTTTCTGGCGAGGTCGCAGCAGCATGGGTAGCGGCCCTCACTGCGCCCAGGAGGGACGGATGCCCGGCTGGGGCATCGAAGCCTGCGCGGGTTGCGGCTGCGGAGCCGTCGCCCTTGCCGCTGCGCCCGTCAGCGGCGCGTATTCCTTGTGGTCCGGCGTGACGGCCGCGCGGATCTCGTTCTTCTCCTCGCCGTTGGTGTCGGTCCCGACATCGATGCGGGCCACGAACTCCAGGCCGTCGAGATCGGCGAAACCGTTGATGCGGCGCGCCGCCTGCGCCTGAGCCGAGGAATCCTTGTCGGAAATGCCGCGAGCGGAATTCAGCATGGCGCGGATCAGGCTGCGGCCCATGTTGGCCCAGTCGGGACCCTTCGGGCTGTAGAGCCCGATCAGCGTGAAGATCTTGCGCCGCGCGTAGGGCCCTTCGAGCACGGTGAACTCGCCAGACAGATAGACCGAACCGGTCGTGCCGCGCGTTGCGTATCCTCCGGTCCAGCCCTGAGCCGGATCGTCGAAGCCGCCCGGGCGGATTGTGAGGCGCACCTTGGCCAGCGTGCCCTTCGGGATGATGTTGCTGTTCTGCTTGGCGTCGTTGAAGTCGTTCCAGGACCCAGACATGGCTGGTTGCTCCTCTTCAGGCGTTTTCGGGATGGGTGATGTCAGTGGTGGGGTTCGCGGCGTCCGGCCGGCTGAACGCCAGGCGCTCGGCGGCGGGCCTCACGGGGCCGCGGATCTTCGTCATCAGCCGACCGAGATGCGGCTCTTCGACGGGCGACAGACGCCCTGATCGGTCCTTGGCGGGAAAGCCCCACGGATTGATCGTGTGGCAGACGAAGGCGCGATAGGGCGTGCCTGAATCGTCCTTGATCTCCGCCATCGTCAGCACTTCATCGACGATGCCGGGCAGTTCGAGACCGGTCTTCGAACCGTCGATCTGCGGCTGGAAGATGCGCCGGTTGAAGTCGTCCAGCTTCTCGTCGAGGATGCCGACGAACCAGACGTTCTTCGCCCGAGTGTGCTGGAGGTGCGTGAGCCACGCGATCATCTCGCGGCCATGCAGGCCGTAGGCGCCGCGAATGTCGGGCTTGCCGGTCTTCTCGGAGAAGGCGTCGGGCTGGCCCTTGCACCACTGGAAGCACAGACGGCCGGCAACCGTGATCGAGTCGATGAAGACCGTCCGGTAACGATCCATGACGCCGGGATCGCCGAAACGTTCGCTGACCGCCGCGAAATGCGCGGGGCTGTATGCTTGGTCGTCGCGCAGCGCCGGGTTCGGCCCGCCAATGAACACGGCGAAGTCGCGGCATTCGGGCCAGGTGCGCGGACGCACCGTGTCGCCGGGCCATCCCTCGATGGCGAGGTCACCCGCCTCGAGGTCCATGAACAAGGTGGTCTCGGCATCGAGCGTCCAGAGAAGCGAGGTCTTGCCGATGCCGGACTTGCCGAAGATCGTGCCCTTGATGCCGCGAGGTTCCGTGAGCCGCTGGTCGGCGGTGATGATGGGGAGCGCCATGATCAGCGCTCCGTCCTGGCGCGGGCCGCAGCCTCGACGGCACGGTGCGCGCCGAGAGCACCGGCATCGCGCGCGATCTGGCTGAGCTTGCGCAGGGCGTACATCTGATCGATGAGCGCGCTGGACGCTGCCTCCAGTCCGCGCAGCGCGAAGGCGATGTCGTCGACCGTCGCCTCGGTGATCGGCTTGGCGTCGGTCTCGCCGCGCTCCGGCGTTGCCGGGATCCGGATCGTCTCAGGCAACGAGGCGAGGCTGTAGTGAGCCTTCTTCAGCGCTTCGAGCGCAGTCAGAGGGGCTTCGGGCTTGGATTTGCCGAACGGGAACATGGGTGATCCTTTCAGTCGCGGAGAAGGCGGAAGGTCTGCTTGCCGGTCTTCAGCGTGCGGGCCGGGGTGAAGGCGCGGCGGATCGACTCCGGCCATGCGCCGTAGGCGCGCTCGGAGACGCCGAACGTGATCTCGACGTAGTCGGTGGGGTTCTCGCCCTCGGCGCGGATGGTCTCGACGAGCGCGGCGAGCTTCGCCTGATCCCACTCGACCTTCTTGGGCAGATCGGCGACGACCGTCACCGAGCCGTCGGCAAAGCGGACCGTCCCGGTGTCCTTCGCCATGGCAATCCGAGCCTGCGAAGCGCGCTCGCCGTACCGGAGCCCGATGGCCCCATCGAGCCAGTCCTTGAGGGTCTTGGCTGCCTTCAGCGCGGCGTCGGCCTCTTCATGGAGGAGCGCCAGCTGCTCGGCGGGCAAGGCCACGATGTCGCCGATCGGCATCTGCCGGAGCGCGTCGAGCGTGATGTGGTTGGGGATCATGCTCAACGCGCCCCCGCCGCCATCGTGGGGACCGGCTTGACGGCCGTGCTCGCGCGGAGCTGTTCCTTTTCGTAATCCTCGACGTCTTCGAGCCGGTAGACGACCCGCCCGCCGATCTTGATGTAGCGGGGGCCTTCCCCCGACCACCGCCAGCGCTCAAGTGTGCGGTGGCTGATGTTCCAGCGAGCGGCGAGCTCGATCTGGTTCAGATGCCTGACGGTCATTCTCGTCTCCTGTGGTTCGTGTCGAAAACCTGCGGAGAGGATGGCGGTCAGGCGGGAAGGAGCCGGGGAGGAGAAAGGGAGGAGCCAGAGGAGGAATCGCAATTCCGTGCGCTGA